GGGCGGATTTGGTGAGATACCGGTTGTCGGCAAGGCATTAAACTTCTTAGCACGTGACATAGATTCCAACGTGGAAGCATTCACACAACTGGCCAAGACAGGAGCAACGTTCGGGTCATCGATCGTGATGTTGCGTAGGGCATCGGCCGATGCCGTGATGCCGTTGACCAAGTTCACTGACCTGATCGGTAGCAACTCTGGACTGCTAGCCAAACTGTTTGGTACAGTAGATCAAGGTATACCACAGATAACAGGCCTGACCAGAGGTCTGAGGGAGATAACAGAAGACAACTTCGCGAAATTTGGACTGACATTGGACGACACTTCAGGTTTCCTAACAACTTTCCTAGAACTGGAAAGAGCGAGGGGTAACGTAACAAGGATGGGCCAGGCACAACTGTTACAAGGCACGAAAGAATATACAAAAAATCTAGTAACACTCAGCAAACTAACAGGCGAGAGCGTTGACTCGCTGAACGAACAGAACATGGCATTGGCGGCGGACGGTGTGTTCCAATCACAGTTGGCCGGAATGAACGCCAAAGATGCCAAGACACTGTCTCTAGGGCTGGCCAGTTTGCCTGGACCACTGGCACAACTGGGAAAAGAATTTATAGGCCTGGGAGCTCCTATCAGTGAAACCAGCAGAGAACTGGAAGCCATATCGGGCGGTAGGTTCGGAGATGCATTCAAGGCATTCGAACAGACCGGGGATCTTGTTGCATTCAACAATTCTATCAAGACCATATCAGCTGATGTGATGCAGAATAGCAAGGCATTTGGTCAGGCATCGTTAGCAGGTGGCGGATTTGGCGAAGCATTGAATGCCGTTGTTCAAAGCATAGGAAAAGCAGTTGACCCATCCGTGATTCAGGACGAACTGGATGCAGTAGGAGACAACATCAAGAATTTGAGAAACATTACTAGCACATTTGACAGGGTGGCTTCTAAACTAGAGATAGATAGGTTTGAATTACTAGCTCCTATGTTGTACGACAACTCGGAAGCAACACTAGACTTCACAAGCAAATTCAACGAAAAAATCAAAGACCTAGTATCGGATGGCGGCGGACTTGACAAGTTCTATAACAAGTTAAGCAGTGCAATCGAATATGTTAAAACAGGCAAGTTGCCATCACTTACTGGCGATAACAATGAGAAAAAAGTTGAACCTTTTAAATTGTCAGACGAAAATGGAATGGTGATGGGACTTGATGAATACAACAACGGTACCAACGGGTTCAAGGACTTCGGATCAGGCACACCGGCCATGCTACACGGCTTGGAGGCGGTTGTACCCAAGAACGACATAGGACAACTGGCAAGTCTATTGGCAGAAGCAGGAGTGAGTAAGGCAAGCACAACCACAAACACCACAGCAGGCGACACTGTGACAAATAATACTTCTACAGACATGACGATACTGAACAACAACACCACAGAACTCATAGATTTGAACAAAAAGTTGGCACAACACTTAAATACGCTTGTAACGATAGGTGCTATGACAGAAAAGAATACCAAATCAACCAACAATAGTCTTGCAAACATGGGCGGAAGTCTAGTATAATAACTTTATGGCTTGGAAAAAATATTTTAAAGACGCAAACATGTCTCCCATATCAGGGGAGAAGGTACCCAACTTCGCGAAGAGGAACTACAGTTCTTATCTTCCAGACGTTTACACAGGACACCCCAACAGGATACAGAGATACTTCCAGTATGACCAAATGGATTCAGACTCGGAGATCAATGCGGCACTGGACATCCTGGCAGAATTCTCAACACAACTGAACACAGAGAACGAAACTCCATTTGACATTGTGTTCCATGACGAAAGCACAGATCATGAAGTGAAACTTCTCAAGAAGGCCTTACAACAATGGACCAATGCCAACCAATTCAAGAAAAGAATCTTCAGGATATTCAGGAACGCACTGAAGTACGGAGACTGTTTCTTCGTCAGGGATCCAGAAACACAGAAATGGTTGTACATAGACAACGCCAAAGTTGACAGGATCGTCGTGAACGAATCTGAGGGCAAGAAACCCGAACAGTACGTGATCAGGGACATCAATCCCAACCTACAGAGATTAAGTGCGACACAGATAACACCGAATCAAACATACGGTGGAGCAGGTGGTGGTGGAGCAGGTGCAGGCATGGGTGGTCAAGCATATGCAAACCAAGGCGCACAAAGTTCCATGTCAGGATACGCTGGCGGAAATGCAGGCGGAAGATTCTACAAGACAATGAATGCATACAACATCAATGCAGAACACGTTATACATATGTCAATGTCTGATGGACTAGACAACTTATTTCCATTTGGACAATCAGTACTGGAACAAGTATTCAAAGTTTACAAACAAAAAGAATTACTAGAGGACGCAATCATAATCTACAGGGTTCAAAGAGCACCTGAAAGAAGAGTGTTCTACATCGACGTAGGTAACATGCCAACACACTTGGCAATGCAGTTCGTTGAGAGGGTCAAGAATGAGATCAACCAGAGAAGAATTCCAAGTTCATCAGGCGGACAGAACATGATCGATGCATCATACAATCCAATGAGTATAAATGAAGATTATTTCTTCCCACAGACAGCGGAAGGTAGAGGATCTAAGGTAGATACACTGCCAGGTGGTACTAACTTGGGTGAGATCGATGACTTGAGGTTCTTCACAAACAAATTATTCAGAGGATTGAGGATTCCAAGTTCATATCTGCCGACAGGTGCGGAAGATGGCGGATCATCATACAATGATGGCAGGGTTGGAACTGCATATATCCAAGAATTGAGGTTCAACAAGTATTGTGCGAGACTACAATCAATGTTGGCTGAAACTTTTGACAGTGAATTCAAGTTATACATCAAATCGAAGGGTTACAACATAGACAACAGCATGTTTGGCCTTAAACTGAACCCGCCACAGAACTTTGCGGCGTACAGACAGACGGAGATGGACCAAAGCAGAGTGGGAACATTCACACAAGTGGCAGACTTACCGTATATGAGTAAAAGATTCGCACTGAAGAGATATCTAGGACTGAGCGAAGAGGAAATGGCAAGGAATGCTGAACTATGGGCAGAAGAGAACAATGTGCCACAGAAGAAACAATCTAAATCAAACGAATTGAGGAGTGGTGGGGTGACACAGTCAGGCATATCCAGTGACCTAGACCAGTTTGAGGAACCAACTGCGGATGCAGAAGCACCAGAACCAGGTGCACTACAACCAGGACAGCCAGGACAGACCCCAGGCGGCCAGACACCGGGCGGAACCGGTGGCGGTGGACAGGTATAAGGATTAAATACGTTTATGAAACTGAATGAATTTTTCACATATGGCGAAAATGGCTTCGAACAGGACAAGACCTACGAACCAGAGCATGACATCTCAATCCTAGATGCAGAAGACACTAGGAAAACGAGACTGACACTCAAACAAATCAATTCCATGAGGCAGGCCTCAGAGGCACACGACGAACAACAAAAAGTAGAAGCAGTGTTCACACAGAAGATGTACGGACAACCTGCAGGAACAGACGATCTAGCATTATAACATGGCGGAAGTAGCTTTCGTACTAGGCAACGGTCAATCACGTAAGGGAATCGACCTCAACAATCTCAAGGAAAAAGGCACTGTTTTCGCCTGCAACGCCGTTTACAGGACACACCAACCACACTGGCTAGTGGCAGTGGATCCCAAGATGATGCTGGAAATAGCAGAGACGGATTATGTGGTGCATAATAAAGTGTACTCCAACTACAATAGACAATACGAGAAGCATCAGAAATTGCTAGACCATGTGACGTGGTCCAAGCCCAGCCTAGGTTGGTCGAGCGGACCGACTGCACTGAGATTGGCCTGTGAACAGGGATTCAAGGAGATATACACACTGGGTTTCGACTACCAGGGCCTGGCAGTGGATTCCAACAAGAACAGATTCCATCTCAACAACATATACGGTGACACACGCAACTACAAGAGAAGCAATGAACAGGCCACGTTCTTTGGCAACTGGATGAACCAGACCAAGAAGTGCCTGCAGGACTTCAAGGATGTGCGATTCCACAGGGTGATACCCACGGGATGGTACCAACCCAAGGGTCTGGAGTGGAAGGACAACATAGATCACCCCAGCACAGACGAATTCCTCGAAAAGTTTAATCTTACACGTTAAATCCACAATATTCCTGGTAAATATCCGTACAGACTGGTATGTATAAAGGTCCAGTGGATCTCCAAAAAATATTCACTGCATTGTATAAAGGTATCAAAGTAACAATTATGTTATAACAGTCATAACCCATATAAAGGAGAAAAAATATGGCAACAAGAAAAATAACTGCTAAAGTTATCGCTCAAGCTAGAGCTTCACACACAGGTAGAGACGGAGATTTACTCTTCGATGATTCAACTAATGAATTCTTTATCTCGGATGGAACTACGGCTGGTGGTGTAGCTTTATCGTTAGACACGGTAAACTTCAAGACAATAAGAAACGTTGTAAACGTAACAGCGGCAACGGCGGCGCCAACAGTGGAACAATCGGGTTCGATCTTCACTATGAACAGAGCAGGTGGAATTACTGTTACACTTCCAGCGGCGGCGGCAGGCTTGTCGTACTCGTTCCACATTGGAACTACGTTCACAGGCTCTTTCATTATTAATGGTGCTGTAGCGGCAGACACACTTCAAGGTGTACTTACAATGGTGGACAAAGACATCACTGTTAATGACCTTGACGATACTGTTGAGAACTGCGGTTTTTCAAAACCAGCGGCGGCTGATCACCAAATCGTAATGGATGCAGATACAAAAGGAAGATTCTTTGGAACAATGATAAACTACGTTTGTATCACTGATTCTAAATGGTTAGTATCTGGTGCTACCATCGGTGATGGTGCAGTGGTTACTCCCTTTACTTAGGCCAACTCCGGATGATATACGAGAGTATATCAGGATTGGACTACGTTCAATATTCAAAAGCGGTGTCTGTTTATTCAGGCATCGCTTTTGGTGTTTATAAATAATTGTATGCAAAAAATAAACACCTGGAAATGGGACGAAATGCGTTACGTTGTGGACACAGTGGAATGTTCCGGTGGACTGGACGGTAAACCAGAACACAAAACCTTGAACTTGACGTTGGGATCGGTTGATATATTTTTGGTATGTCCTACCTGTCGCACCCTCTATGCCAGCAAGGAACGTATGGGTAGCAGGCATGTGCAGGGGCGAATAGCACTGGCCAAAACACAACTGGAGAAAAATCTTCGGCCTCATCCAGATGAAAAAGAAAATATTCTTAAGAGATTTTGCTCAACCATTAAGAAATACATCAGTTTCTAGTTTAAAAATTAAATTAAACCACCTTTCAGCACCGTTTTCTCACCTTTACAGTAAATACAAACACTTATAAGTACAAATCTTACGTTAACCTAGGAGCACGTGTAAAATGTCAAACAACAAATTTGAAAGTTTATTAGAATTACTGATAAACGAAGAAAACGATAAAGCAGAAGCTTTATTCCATGAAATCGTAGTAGAGAAGTCAAGAGACATCTATGAAAATTTAGCAGACGAGTCTACAGAAGACAAAGTAGATGAAACTCAAGAAGATTCAAAAGAAGACGCTAAAGTTGATGAAACTACTGAAGAGTCTAAAGACGAAGCAGTGAAAGAAACATCAGACGAAGCTAAAGCAGACAAACAAGTTGATGAAGTAGTAGAAATTGAAGACGAAGCTACAGAATCAGAGACTACTGAAGAAGAAACTATCGAAGAAGTTGGCGGAGACGCTACTGA